CACTGATGTATTACCACGACAATTACTCCTTGACTGTAGTGCTCAATTAAACTCTATGTTAGGAGAACGAGTTTGGGGCTCTTCAACATTCATATGGAAGGGAGTAAACAAGGGTGCTTGTGGTGATGTGCTAGTAGCATACATACCTCAAAATTTAGCTATTCAATTAAATAATGCACTGAATAAAACCTATTTTCCATCAAATACAAAAGAAATTGTATATCAATTTTATATGTGGAATAAATTGAGTAATATTGATATTCATAATGATCCCCACTACAGTTTCGGTGCAACTATTTATTTAAATTCAATAGATGCTAATTGTGGAGGATTTTTTATTTGGAAAGACAAAGAAGAAAAAACAGATTATATTTTTAAAGCAATATGCCCTAAACAAAATATGATGGTTGTTAACGAAGCTGCTGAATTACATACAGTTACTACAGTTTCACCTTATATTGCAACTCCTAGATTTTCTATACAAATATGGGGGTTACAGAATTAATAGTGAATTCCGATATTATAACCTATTGAAATCCTATCTGTTTGCGATCTATTGATATCAACATAATGAACTAAATTACTATTAAAGAATGCCCCTTTATTTGGTTCAGGTGTTATATACAGGGCATTATAGTCCCTTTCAAGTGACTTAATGCATGTGTTCATAAATCTATTATAAAATGGGTTCATTACCACAATATCGCCAGAGTTGCTTTCTGCTTGTAACCACAATACACCACTAAATTCCCCTACTTTATGATGATGCATTACATTAGATGAACCTGGTGGATTTACATTACAAAATAAACTGGTACAGTCCATCCATCGAGGTTCTTCTACGCAATACCATTTAAGGTATTCTTTGAATTGCTTTAGAATAGTATGTTTTATTGGATGGTCTAGGTCTAACTCTTTTTGCCAGCCCCCGTGGTTAGAATAACCATCGGATTCGGGGTACTTATGTTTTAACTGGTAAATATAAGTTACAGTAGAGCCTACGAGAGATTGCTCACCGTTGTAGATTCCTACAGTTTCTGCAAATGTATTATGCTGTATCACCTATCTTTATGGATATTTAAGAAGTAAATTGAAAATTAAAGCTCACTATTATTCTATCTTCAGTTGTCTCATTAAATTCAGTTGAATGAGGTAGCCAAGAAGGAAACAAAATAAGATCTCCTGTTTTGGGACTTACTTTTTGCTTAGTGCCTTTAATTGGGAAAGTAGTTCCGCTGTTTAGTACCATAGATTTTGCAACCCACGCTGGATCGTGAAAAACAAGATCCCCACAATTTTCGTGAGCTTTTGCATAGTAGACCCCTGAAATCATACTTCCATTATGAGTATGTTCAGGAACAAAAGACTTTTCTGGATAAATAGTAGTCCACATATTACTAATTGTCATCTGACCCATAATTCGATCTACATCCCAGATAGTAGAGATCATTTGATGCGACCACGCTTGCAATTCTAGAACTGTTGGAAACCAATCGGGAATTTGTGTTAAATTTGCGGTGGCATAAGATGTTACGCCTGTTTCGGCCTGTAGATCTTTGTTATCAGTAATGGTTTTGTAATTCCATTCGTTGCCTACTAAGGCAGCGTTCTTATTTCCTCTTCTAAACTCTTCGACCAAACCTAAAATTCTATCGTTTGATTCTTTTCGATAAAAATTCCCTATCCACAGAGGAACAGAAAATATTTCGTGAAAAAAGTTATTTTTTATAGCCCCTATCCTTATGTATATTTAAGAAGTGATCTAGAGTAATCTGCTTAAATGTATTAGGTTTCTTGTCTTCTGGCATTAACAGTAAATACACTATTAAGCTAATAATGAATGATACTAGGAAAATCATACAAAAATTGGACATGAATTCCCTTATTTGCTTCATTCCCTAAGCAACTCCAGTAAAAATAGTCCCTTTATCCCCTTCAATTGGTGCAAGAGCATCAGGTGTAGCAACTTGGCTATTAGCTATTGGGTTCTCCACGATTGGTGGAGGACTAGCTGCAGGATTTGGGGGCGGTGTAAATGCTGGTTGCTCCAAGATGTTTGATATTTCCATAATTTTATTTACTCTATAAATATCCATTACGACTAGAATGGTTTTTTAGCAGTCTTTTTCTTCTTCCTATTTCCTTTAGCTCCTTGATAACCTGCTGCTGCTCCTTTTTTCTCTATCAAATCTGCCCATCCTTTAGACGGTTTTGTGAGATTACTACCTTCTGCCGCCCAAGCTTCGGGATTTTTAGGAATAAAAGGATCGTTTCTAGTAACATCCCTAATACTATCCATTCCCGCTTCTGCAAATTTTTTCTTTAACTTTTTATTAGGCATTATACTACTCCCTTCATAACAGGATTAATCCATTGTTCAAAAACAGCATTACTAATACCCTCATAGGTTTTACTTCGTTTTTTCCACCGATCTTTAGTAGGAGGTAGGTGATGCAATGCCGATCCTTTAACAGGTTCTACTACTTTAGTTTTAAATAAAGGCGGTAAATTATCTAACCAAAAACAAGTCGCTTTAGATTCTTCATGCCCATGATGATAAGGCTGCGTTAACATGTCATATTTCCCAATGAACTGTTTAGCATACTTATGAGGTATAGGATTTTCTAGTGCTTTAAATTTAATAGGTAAATTTCTTAAATCATTAAAGAATTGGCAAGCTTTCAGCATTGCTTGATACCTATCAGATCCCTGTTTTATATGAGGCTTACCTGCTACAGGTTTAACAAGCCAAGAGACGCCGCTGTTTGCCAAGTATTGACATGAAGGGTGAGCTATCATAATTTTAACATCCACGATTTCTTGTAAATCATTATATACTTCAAATACATCACCTTGTAGATGGTATTTGGTATGGGTACCTTCCCCTGGTAGTAGATCACAAGAAAATGCTAAAATTCCATTATCTATACACTTATCTCGTATAGTCCCACTATGTTCACATGCTATAAATACGCCTTTATATTTCTTTGCCATGTAAACATTTTACCCTTTATATTTTTTACTAGCAGCTCTTTTTCTACCTTTTGCGGACATTGCTGCCATTTTCTTAGCACCGTGCTTTTTTCTACCAATATGTGCTGCTAATGCGGCAGGATTTTTAACTCCCTTTTTCCCAAGATTTTTCTTTAATTTAGCAAAGCGCCCACCACCACCTAATTTCATTGATTTAGCCATAAATCACCTCAATCTTTTGGTTCTTTAGGGTCACAAACTTGCTTATAAATATCATTGTTTTTAGCTACTTGAGCTAAATCCTCACTTACAATTGGAGGAGGGTTATTCTGAAGTAGCCATTGTTTCGTATCTTGCGATAGTCTAACTTCTTCATACCAAGCACATTCTTTAGAGTAATAAGTATCAGCATTGTACAAACCTAATCCGAAGTTAGCGACAGGAGCCGCTAACTCGGATAAGATTCCCATACTGCTACATCCCGTCAAGAACGTCAGGCATACCGCTACGAGCCCTAACTTTAGCTTTTGCTTCATCGATTTCTTTCTCAACATCAGCAGATGCTGCCATACCTTTAGGATGGTTGATGTTATTGAAAATATTACCTGCAAGCCAATTAAATATAGGCCATACAGTACTTAATATAGGGATTTTTTGAACAAATTTGTCAGGTAAAGCCCCCGTAATCGCAGTGAAAATGAGGACTACCTGACCAGCAATCTCAAACCACCCCTGTCCTTCGAACATTGCAGCTATATCCATACTAATCTCCTACATTCATTTTTAAAGATTTCTGTGGCTCAACTGGATACCAATGATCTGGATGTCTAATAAATGTTGGGCTACCTAAATCATATACTGCATAACAAGCTGTTTCTGAAGATTTAAATACCATTTCCCTATTATTTCTAGGTCGAAATGAACAAGATACTGGCGATGCGTTATAACTCACTTCTAAGCCAGATTTATGTATTAACTGAATCTGCGTTGGAACCTGATTTACAGTCCAGTTTACCATTTTATAAGGAGACGGTATTACGAGTAAGATCGCAATAGCGAGCTCATTCACTTCTTCTTACGATCTTGCCCCATCTTCCAAGTAGCCGCACCGCCAATGCCTAATACTCCCCAAGCTTCTTGGTCAAAGTGATGATAACCTAACATTTGGCAAATCATCATTCCCATTCCAATTATCATTATTGCATAAGTCTTGTGACCAGGCATCATTTTGTCAACGAAATCAATAACTGTTTTAATCATGGTTTATCTCCTTTATTAATTAAATGTGTGAGTATCATCTCCACATTGCGTTCAATATGAATAAGATCATCTTTAGTTACAACAGTTTTTTCCAGTGCAGAAATCCGATTACTCAAACTATCGTGATTACTAAAGACTCTCTTAGTAACAAAACTACCTACAACGGCTAAAGCACCAATTAACATCTCATTTAATTTATCCACTAATGCTCTCCGTTTTCTGTTCGCATCTTCACATCTACTTTTTGTATCTTGTCAGATTTTCTTTGTTCTATGTCGTTAATTCGTAAATGTAAAGATGTTATATCTGACTTAAACTCTGATCTTTCAATTGCCGTTAAAGCTAAACTATCAATTTTCTTTTCTAAGCCATGCACCTTACCACCTAAACCTTTAAGCGCATCATTTATTTGTTCCCCATCTGCTTTATCTTTTTCTAATGAATCTAGTTTAGCAGTTAACTTATTAACCATCCAAGAACCGATACCAACAAAGAGCACCCATGCATCATGTAATATACCTTCCATTCATTATTACCTTGCCCTTTACTTATTTACCAACTCGAACAACCAAGTTATTAATCCCATTGTAGCTATAGCGTACACAACTTGTTTAAACGTCATGCTTTACCTGCTAATATCTTAGCACTATTTTCATCCTCCACAGCATATTTTGTTGTATTAAAGCCAAATATGTCTTTTCTATATTCAGGTAATTCGTCATTTTCAATACGATACAAGATATGCCCCGTAAGCTCATATAAACTAGCAGCTAACCAGACAACATTATCGGAATATGAATTATCGCAGGAAAGTTTCCATTCTTGTGAGCCAGAAGGCAAGAATAAACAAGCACCTTGGCATAAATGAAGTACAGGGCATTTTGGGCATTCTTCCCGATCTGACCAATGTGTTCCTGTTGCTATATTGACGCTTTCCAAATCATCCATATGCCCAATTTTATGGGAAATTCCTGCCATATTTTGACTTGATGCTGTTACATTTTGACAGGTCGTGACATTTCCACTGAGATCTACTGCCATTACATCAGGACGATCCATTGTGCATTTTTGCATTAAGGAACTAGCTGGGGTCTGTTGCTTTAGGGTGGAAATAAACCCTTCAATTTTTCGAGGTACAATGTCCATTTGAACAGGTTTTAATTTTCCATTCATAATTTCATTAAAAGCTTTTCTTCTATACGCAATATGCTCTTCAGGTGTTTGCCAAGACATTGCTGTGCCACCTTCGTCATAAGCATCAACTGTTCCAGCTTCCCCAATAGGAACTACTCCAAAAACATTTTTAATCCATTTTTGAACATCCGCTCGGGAGTCATTATCTTTATGAATCATCGTGTTAACAGAAAATTTTCCTTGAGGAACTAATGCATTACGTAATTTAAATAGTAATCGTTTTGAATCCGCATTATCTAAAGGATCACGTCCCCTAGTCTCCTGACCTACCGCATCATGCGAAAGGGAGACAGAAAACCCGTGCTTAAATAAAAACTCCACTATTTCATCAGTTAAAAGAGATCCATTCGTAATAACGCTAAACGTAGCATGTGGAAATTTTTTATGAAGTTGCTCAGTAATATGCTTCATACTGCCAAAATACATAAATGGCTCCCCACCCCACATTTCAAAATGAATAGTTTCACCTATACTAATTGTGTCAAATCGTTTAATAAACGTATTAATAGCATCCAAATCTACAGATTCATAGGTTTGGGGGTTGTCACCAGGATTTCTTGGAACAAACCGCTGAGAACAATATGTACAAGAATAGTTACATTTTAATCCAAGCTGAATTTTAATTTTAACAAGATTTCGTTTACCCGCATCCATCTTATAAAAAGGTTCCCAATTCACAAATTCATTTTGAGGAATAACAATATCACCATTTTCATACCTTAATTCTGATGTCATATTGTCATAAATCAGAATTAATTCTTTTTCAGCTTTTTCTAATAATAATTTAAATTTCATACGAGGCTCACTGGACGTAGTTTAATTAATTGTTGTAAAGATGGATGTACTTTGGATTCTCTATCTATTTCAGCATTAACAATTAAACAAATTCGTAACCCATCCTTGGTATGTTGGTGGGTTTCATGCCAAACATACCCAGGATGAACTATAGTTGTCCCAGTTTGGGGTCTAAATGTTTTTGCTTTTTCATTGTAAGGATATGTAATATTTGGCCTAGGATCTAATATTAGCAAATCCCCACTATAGTCATTATTTAATGGCTCAGGAGGATTATGATTATCTAAATGAAACTCACCTCCAGCAGTTAAGTAATGAATTATGCAAATATCTGTACTATTATGCCTATGCGGTTCTACTCTCATTTCAAAGGGCTGATGAATTTTGCTTGTACAATGCATACTTATTGGTATGTCAGAAGATATATTCCAAGCTTGTTTAGCGTAGGTTCTAATAATTTTACTAATAATTAGTTCAAACCTATGCACAGCTTTAAATATCTCTAACTTATCTTGATGTGCATATTGCGTATAATCAAATAAATCTATAAATGAAGGCACAGGTTCTTGTGCGTCCATTCGTTGAATGTAGTTCTGAACAACACATTGAACCAAAGATCTTCTTAAATCTTCATCAAGATTAATTTGAACTTGGCCTATAGGAGTTGTCCAAAGATGTTGGTAGTTCATCAAAATTACGATTCCATATATGAAAATTGATTGCAACAAGAACTCGATCCCCAGTTTGAGTATGTGTATGAGTTTCATGCCATACATAACCAGGGTGAATAACAGTTAATCCATTAACAGGATTTAAACGTACAACATCATTTCTGACATCACCATCAGGAATGCATGTACTTGGTCGTGTATCTAATAATAACAATTGCCCACTATACGGTGTATCCATAGGCGTCATGGGAACATCCGATTCATATTCATTACCTACTGTTACATAATGAGCTAAAACACCATCCCAACCATGATGAAAATGAGGTGCTGTTCTTCTTCCAAATGTATTCTGAACATTACCAAAACCTCGAACATTAATTTCTACATGTGGGTCTACTTGCCATGCTTCAGTAACATAAGTTCTAATTACTTTTGACATAATTTTTTCAAATGCTTTAATCTGCGTTATTTCTCCTTCTGTATCATAACGTGAATAGTCAAATATATTATAGATTTTTTCGTCAAATGCGGCTAATTCAGCCGTAGTTTTATTTGTTTTATTATATGTATGCTCTGTAAAAACGCTATCTTGTCTTTTAATTACTTTAACAAGAACATCTTTCATTATCTGGGGTAGTTCAATTATTTCGGTACCAATAATAGTAGGCCACTCATGTGTGACTTGTAAGTCTTTACCTGGCCCTGATTCAAACATATTATTTCCTAATAAGGTTAAATGAAAAAGTAACTCTATACTGTTCCTGTTCAGGAACTGAATGCGTAAGATATGGGGGAAATAAAAGAATATCCCCCTCGTTCATATCAATTTTTGAAACGGGTGTAAATGATAATCTAAGTTTACTTTCGTCCCAATCTGGCATGATATGAATATCACGTATACCTTGTTCTTTATAAAAAATCGTTGGTGTTGCATTTTTATTATAGTATGTCCCACACCAATAGGGATTTACATTCCCAATATGATTGTGTGGTTCTTGTCCTTGATGTTCATGATAAATATTGTACCAAAAAGAAAATATATTAAAATTGGTAGAAATATTAATATCTTTAAATGCAGTAGTAATTGCATTACTAATATCAAGCTTTAATTCATTAGCAGTATGCAAACTAATAAATTCATCATCTTTTACAATATTAGGGTAAGAAGTATTAACTGACATAGTCCAATTTGCTGGTCTTTTGTCCTTTTTCCTAATAATGGGAAGATTCGTATATTTATGATGTTGGTTAAATTGGAGATGAATAAGAGGAACAGAAAACAGTTCATGAACACAATATGACATGCTATCCTCTTAAAGGTTGGCTTAGTTCATTATACCCATGAGACATTACACGAAAATTTACAACTATACACACTCGTGTTCCTTGTCCCAACCAAGGATTTGTTTCATGCCATAGGTAGTTAGGATGAATTAGTGTTAATCCAACTCTAGGAGTAACTGCATGTACCTTTTCCCAATAAGGATAATTAATTGCTGGGCGGGGATCCATAAATAAAACTTTATGTGTTCCATGTCGAGGAGATGTCTCAGCCCCTTTCATAAAATCCCCATCCCCAATAGACAAGTAATGTACAAGAACACCATCAACAGATTGATGATAATGAGGATATGTTCTGGCTCCAGGAATTTGAACATTCCCAAAACAGCGTCCTTCTAATCGTAATTCACTAGCCTGACGAACTCCCCATCCTTTACGGATGTAGTAACGAATCATCTGACAAGCAATTTGTTCAAATTCAAGGATGGATTGTTCGGCAAAGGGGTACTCAGAAGGATTTTCAAATAGATTGTAATGAGTTGTAGCATAAAAGCCTTTAGCTTCCGCCATCCCATAAAATTCTGGATCACTTTCTTTTAGTGCAGACAGAGCCGTCTCTTTCTTTTCAAGAACTTGAATAAGATCCTGACGCATTTTAGAGGGAAGCTCAGTATCGCTTTCAAGAAACGGAGTTGCAAATTTTTGTTCAATTTTTGCAAATTGATCTAGGGGATGTTGAACAGAATCCTCTGGCTCATCCGTAAGACTTTCATAATATGCTATATGTTCGGGTTTGTTCATTTAACCGTATAATTAACATCTTTTACACCCGTGTAATTTCGAAAACCCATTTTTACTTTAAATGTGTCATCAGCTACCAAGCCTAATGCTGTAACTTTAAACGATCCTAAACCGTTTGTAACATCTACTCTAGTTTTAGGCAAATACCCTCCTGTTGATTCTAAATATAAAGTTGAATCTTTTTCAATGGTTGTACCGTCTTTATCAACCATTTTAAAATTCACTGTATCAGTATCTCCAGCATCAATATCGCCACCACCAGAAGTTACTTCAAAATTAGGAAATGCATCTCCCATCTGATCTAAATAATCATATCCTGTTCCCGCTGTCCACCCATCTAAAATATTCGTACTAAATCCAGATCCTTTATTGTATTTAAATGTCATAGAACAATCGGTAAATTTATCTGTTTTAAATGGTTGATATAGCATTAATGATACAGGAGCAGTATACTTTCTTAACGATCTTAATGGATGCGCTTTTGTTTGAAATGTATCTGTTAACGTATTATAAAATGGGTTAACAACATGATCATCACTTTTAACGCCTACTGCCCAACATGCTACATCATCTTTTTCACTTGCATGAATAGAAGGATCAGTGGGATCAATTAAAGCATATGAATGATTTCTCCAATATGTTCCTGTTAAATGATCATAATTATCTCTAATACTAGCAGGCATATTAGGAATAAATTTCTCACCTTCGATCATCTCCCCAAAAATATATCCTGTTGGTAAATACTTATGGTATACACCACTAGCTTCATTCACAAATTCCATATATTTTGGATTACCACCAGAAAAAGTTAAGCTACGTGTTACAGTGTAGTCATTAACAACATTTACTTGATTGAATTCATTTTCACTAATTTCAGACCATGTTTTAAGGCATACTTTATCATCATAGACTAGTAATTCTAGATGAACCCCACAAGAAAGACTGTCATACATATTTTTAAACATTATTAGGTTCTCCTATTAACAGTTACAAGCACAGTCACATGCTCGGGTTCCCACACCAATACTAGGATTACACGCAGAAAAATTATACCCAAAATTACTATGACTAACTTGTGAACTAATGGCACTTACTGTTCCTGAACAGTTCGCACAATTTGCTTTACCATTTGTCGTACAATTACCAAAACTATCTGTACCTGAGCAATTAGCACAATTAGCCATACCATTTCCATTTGTCGTACAATTACTATGATTTGTACAATTGGTTGTCCAAGTTCCATCACCTCGAAGATAATTTCCTGAACCAGCAGTACCAGAACCCAAGCGAGCGGTTGGTATCGTACCACTGCTAATGTTACTTGCATCAGTGGTATCTGTCGTAGCAGATGCGGCTAAACCATGTGATGCAATAGACGTTACTGCGCCAGTTAACTGACTTGTTGGCAAAGAAGATATTCGAGCATTAGGTAATGTACCTGAACCAATATTACTTGCATCTGTAGTATCAGTAGTTGCACTTGCAGCTAACCCATGAGAAACAATATCTGTTGCAGCTCCTGTTAATTGGCTAGTTGGTAATGCGGATATTCTAGCATTTGGCAATGTCCCACTCCCGATATTACTCGCATCAGTAGTATCTGTATCTGCATGAGAGGGCTTATTTAATAATGTCGTCCAATCAGAAGCAGGTACATTATCTAAGCTAGCTGAGATAACATCCCCGTCTGCTTCTAATAAATTTGCGAGTTCTCTAGCTTTGCTCATTGTTTTATCCTTTTAAAAATTTATAAATTCCATTGTATCGGCAGTGGTAGCCCCTGCTGCAAGTACTATAGTAGTACCATTAGTAGCGGTAAAATCATTTCCAGCACCGTTTAATAGTTTAACACCGTTCATAAATACATGTAGCCGTCCAACTGTATACGTATGACTAAAATCAGTCTGACCTGCTGTTGGAGTAACCACTGTTTCTGAATACTGATCATCAGCTGCAAAATCCTCTAATAATTCTGCTGTCATTCTAAGTTCAACAGCAATACCAGAAGAGTGCCCGCCTGCTACAGCATCACATGTAAAAGTAGTCCCCGAAATAGCCGTAACTTTAACTACTTCATCGGTTAGGGATACATATGTCCAGTCTCCCGCACCTAAAGTAGGAAAAGTCGCTGCTGAAGCTACATCAAAACTAGTCGCCCCAGCGGATATTGATGAGGCTAATGTTGTATACGCATTATTCGTAAACTTTACGCCCATAGCTGTACTCCTTTAAGTAACAGAGGTTATTAAGATATGGTGATAGTCCACGTAATAGTAATTGAGTCTGATGCGCCTTTATTAACTACTGAGAATACAGTACGTGCAAGCATGTCACCACCTGAAGCAGCATCGAAAAGACCAGCTTCAGTAATAGCACCTGTACCATCGCCAGCTGCCCAAGTACAACCATATGCAATTGTATTAGTTGAAACAGTAGTGCTTGTTAGAGCATTTCTGTCAATTTCTGTCTGTAACGTAGTATCTCCAACGGCTGCTGCGTTAGTACCAGTACCCAATGCCATATGTGTCATTACTGTATTAGCATCGTTCATTCTATCAGCTACCCAGTTTTTACCTGCCGTTACCACTAAATTTTTTGTTCTTTGCACTACTACGTCATTCTTCGAAATAACTAGTGCACCTGTTAATGTTAAATTATCGTTAACCATTTTTAAAGCTCCTAATTTAATGTCATATTATTTAACGGTACTCCTGTTGCATTAAAGATCCCACCAGAAATGTGACTTACGTTTATTGAATCAGAAATAGTCGCCACATTATCTGCTATAGTAGTGTTGTCATAATAATGGTAGACCATTGTATCTGCTAGACTTAATGAATCAGTTAAAGTTTTAAAGTCTATGTACAGATAATCTGTCAAACCAATTGTGTCAGATAGACCTTTACCTAAGCTATAGTCATCAGTATCGCTAAATGTAAAGGCATCTGTAAAATTTTTACCTGGCGTTAACGCTATTGCATCTGAAACTGGCCCAAGAGTATCCGCCTGATCGTTACCTTTTAATAACTCAAACAGGGAGTTGCCCGTATTTAAATCCCTTGTGTTAAGTAAATGAGTACCCAGTGGGTTAAATTCAACATCTCCTATTGCAATAGTATCATTAAAGTTTCTAACGTAATCCCAAGTTTGGGCAACTACGTCACTCATGCTATAACTATCAGCTACAGGATGTTCATACAACAGCCCAAGAATATCCGACATCGTAGCGACATTGCCTTTAGTTCCAACATAATCTTTATCTATTAATGCCGAATCATCTAAAGCAAAACCATCTGCTATAGCTTTATCTATTACACTAGAGGCAGTATCGGAAACAGTGATACTATGTGTAGGTGATTTAAGTGGGTGTATTGCTGCAACATCCAACAATGCAAAGACATCGCTTAATGCTGGTTTTACTATTACAAATTCATGTGCATCAGCTAAAGGAATTGTAAGATTAAATTCTCTATTCTTACTATCGTAATCCAGTAAAACTTCCGCTGCAATACGAGCACTATGAACTTCAGCTTTTCCTATGGGCGCACTCATTAGAAATCCGCCCGTACTTTAAACTTTAATCTATCAAATAGAGTCCAAATAGCCCCAGTTGAATAAGTTAATTCAATTTCGCCTTCATATGTCCCAGCGGCAACTGCTAAAGTAGTTGCACCCCAAGGCATATAGCATTTTCCATCAGTAAAAGGCGCAATTTTTATACAAGTCATAGTATCTAAAATACTAGACCCGCCTAATGCACGGAATTTTACTCGAATCGTGGGATCACTAATATCAATAGCAGCCCAAGTGGAGGAATCATCAGGATCTAAATTAAGGCCAGCTGCAGCGGTATTGGCGTCTTTTAAGGTAAGGTTTACTTCTGGCTTTGTATCATTAGCTACTACCTGTATCTCATCATAGTATGCCATTGTTAACTCCTAAATATCATAAGAGGTTGTTCTCAGCGTAGGCACCCTGCGCAACTATAAGATACGTTAGTTCTGTCAAATGTCAAACTAATTATACAAATCCATTATCTTCTAGCTTTGTATTAACTTCAATTTCGTTATTGCCCCACATTCCTGAATTAATAAGTTGTTTACAACTAGATTCATATCGCATTAAATAAGTATTATTTTCATCATTCATCATACCACTAATAGCGGCATGGGCTTTATAAGCCGCATAATTAAGTAGAGCTTCTGTGTATACTTGATTGATTTTTAAGTCTGTATATGTATTTTTAGCTGTTTTCGGTGCAGCTGCATAACGTAATATAATTTGTTGCCGTTTAGGCGTTTCTGCATCTGTTCCTTTAATTTCTGCTTTAAACGGTTCAGGTAACAGGATAGCTACATGTTGATCAACTCCTGATACTAATTTAACATCCTCATCTTTAACAGCTACGGGTTCAAAATCCGAAGCATAGTAAGCATGAATAGGAACAAGAAAATCAGAAGGTAGTGCATATTCTTCACCATCCATAGGTTGATCCATTTCATAATCTTTTTTTAGTAAATGAAATCGTTTATGTAATGCTAGATTAGCTAAATTTACATAATTAATAAATTTACTTTGATTTACTGATTGAACAGCAGTTGGAACTGGACTGGGGTTTGCTCCCATATCCCCAACATCAGAAATAGCTAACTTACTGCATTCACCAGTAATTAAATAATCAATATATTCTGAAACTTTCATAATAACCTCTAGAGGGCGGGTAGGTCGGTGCCGAACCGACCTACCCTGGAGGCACAGCATCGGTAGGAAGAGAAGGGACTACCTTGCCGTGATGGTTAAACAAAATACGAACTATCCCCCCGTTGCGGAATCATATTATCATCTCCCCACATCGGAGAACTTTGTAATTTATCTTCTTCTTCTTCTGAAATAGATACTTCATTTGGTCGCCAAGCATTCAATTCAGCAATCATACTAATTGTATCAATATGGTCATCATGCTTACTTTTAAACCCCTTTAGAGTAGCTAAAGACAACTCAAAAAGCAACTCTTCTAATTCAGGACTATCCATTAATTCTTCTGGTAGCCATATCTTCTTAGATTTAAATAATGGTACAGCATTTTGTTGAAAACGACTCATTTTATCTTTAGTCGGCCTAATACCTATCGTATTACTATTTTTTCCTTTCGACAACGTAAAATAATTATTACGATGACCCATTTCATTTTGAATCCAACTTATAAATCCGCCTTGTTGCCCAGTTGTTTCAATACCAACTTCTTGAGGCTTCCATTCTTGAACTAAACGAAATAACGCATCAATAGTGTCATTCATCAGCGTCCGTTTACAAAATCCATCTACCCACATCCAATCTCCATTGTTATTTAAAGCCCAAACATTAATTACGCTGAAGTCGGCATGTTCTCGATCAGATGTAGCAAAATCCGTAGTAATGTAAAAATTATAAGCTCCTCTATTTTTAAGTACGTTGTTTCTTTTATACCAAACTATATCGGAATCGTTAACGAGACGGTCTTCTTCACTCGTAATTCTTAGCATTAATTCTTGATTAAACGAATCTAGTTTACCTGCTCCTTTAGCTTTTAAATATTGTGTATTCACATATTCGTAGCTAAATCTATCCTCCCAAGCACCCCTGAATTCCTCTTCACTACACGGGAACTTTTCACAAACAGGATAGACATTTACATGCCAGACACCAGATTCCACAGCTTTGTATAAAGGGTCTTTAGCATTAAACGGAGTTCCAGACCAAATAACTTTACGTTTATTCGGATGCAACGCATAGTCAATGGCAGAGTAGACGGTGTTCTCAACGTTTTCAATAATAGTCGCAGAACGGGCATCTTCATCTCCTAACAGATCATCAAGTACGGCTAATTGAGGCCGAGTATTCAATTCAACTGTACCACGAACACCTGTCTTTGCACCATGCCCAGTAACAACAAATTCCTTTCCTTCCATATTTTTAAAATACCAACGTATATCCGTAAACCTAGATTCTTTTATAAATGATTTTAAAAATTCACTTTGTTCGCACCTACGCTCTATACGAAGTCGCATTTTCTTTACCCCGTTTTCAATACTATCTGAAAGGTATAATGCATAATCGACTTTTCCAAATCCTGGAATAGATCCATATACAGCAATGTATAAAAATAGGTACTCAGCAAATATTGTAGTCTTGGCAAGGCCACGAGCACACATATTAGCGGTATTTTGGGTTTTGCCTGCGATTTTGTCCAACATTTTGTAATGGATTACAGGAGTTTTATTTTCTTCCCCTTTTTCTCCATTAACTAATTTAATAAACGAAACAAATTCTAAAGCAAACTCACTTGGTACATAGTTTGGATCATCTTCATACTCGCAATCGTTTAGCCATTCATCGACTGTTTTCTTAGTCAGCATCTTCAACTACCTCATAAGTGGCTTCTTTAAGTTCTTTTGGTTTAACAATAATCTCACTTTTTGCAATTTCTCCAGCACTTGCCTGGCCATTCATAATCATACGTAGTTGCTGTTGAGCAAGTGCTTTAGTTGTATTTCTTAAATCTTCTACTATGTCATTACTATAACCAATATCTATTTCTACTTTAGCAGCCGCTGGGGAGGCCAGATTGCTAATTAAACTTTCAGCCGCTTTCTGCCTTACTAATTCCGATTTAGCAGTACGCATTAATTCTGCTTGTGTATTAATAGCTTCTTGATAGACGCCCGCATTTAAAATATGCGTAGGCACCATGGTTTGTTCCATTATTTTCGTTATTAATCCTGTTTTACTATAATTATCTGCAAAAGAAGCAATATAAGATGCCGAAGCACCTTTATTTATCAAGTTTTGATAACGATCTGGGAATACTTTACTGTAAGCAGTAGATGATTTATCTCCCATTAATTTAAGGGACACGAACTTTACAGCATTTATATATGCCGCCAATGAGTACTTTCCAGTTGATAAAACGGAAGAGTACGTTAATGCATTGTCCCTAAACACCCGTCTTAATTCACTATCAGCCTCAGAATTAATAATATCAACAACTTTATCAGAGATATGCTTACGAAAACGCTTATCAGGAAGGGCGCCCGCCAGCATCTCTTTAGTTAAGTAATCCGTTGTTTCTAAATCTGTATCAACATCTTTTAAATTAGCTAATTGCATTACGAACCTCATTCCATCTATGAATTAAAGTGTTATGGGACATTTCTTCCGAATAGCAAATATTAGGAGATACCAACCAGGTATCTTTATCTAATTGCACTAGGATCCCATGTTCTTCAAGCTCCTTCCAATATTTATTCCACGTACGGTAGTCTTTAATCCAATCTATCATACGAGTAAATTTTCTTCTGTCTATTTCATTTTGTTTGTTAGAAAACAACGTTAAAGGCAATAAAAGAGCATAAGCTGTACCCGATAAATTGCTATCCACTGCTTCCATATTGATTAATTTACTCACTTCTTAATCCCCTGCTAGTTTGAGTATCCCACATGTGTTTAACAATATAGTATTGTTTATCATTACCGTTAAACAATACATCTGGATTAAGCATATACTCTTTTTTAGTGTATTTCCTAACAAAATCTGCCTTTTTCAAAGCCCTCATGCCACGATGAAAGTCATGAAGGGTTATTCCAACTGTTTTAGATATCAACTTTGGCGTCCCTATTACCATATTTACTCGGTTAATCTGGTACATAAGTTTAAGCAGTACTAGTGCCGCATCAGAAGATAACCTGCTGTTAGCAATTAAATTTGCTGGTTGAGTCCCTAATTGTAATTTATTAAACATTCCGTGGTGCTCTCATTTGTGCTACGCTGTTAGTGTTTCTCATTTCCTACCTCCTTGGGATGAAGCAGGGAAAACCCGTTTATTTACGTTTGGATGAGCGGGTTTTCTCATTTCTTTTACCTACACAAACATTACAATACTTCTTATTCGAGGTTTTCTCCCCGCAACTAGGACACGGATGTGCCAAAAACCTTCTATTAGGTTTCTGCTGAGGGTCAAATACGGGTTGAACTACTCTTAATAACTTTCCCTCTCCATCAAATATTTTAACTGGGTACATAAATTCTCCTTTCTAAATAGTTAATAAATATGGGTTTTTTTGGTTTTTTTGGTTTTCTCGGTTTTCCACGCCCCCCTTATTCCTAAATTTGGAAATACATGTGCACATACAGTTTTTGTATGTACATACCAAGTTAGGAGTTTCATACTATTACGAAGAGTAAAATCTCCTAAATTTAGGCTACGCAGCTGCCGCAGTGCCTTCTTAAAATTAGGAAAATTAAATGTTCCCAAATAAATGGGAATTTTAAAACCACTCCTAAATTTAGCCCTAGTATCGTTCTTGTTACTTGTGTCAAGATTTCTAAATTTGGGAGATGTTCTTACCCGGGTGAGAACTACTCCTAATTGCGAGTGCGGCGCATTTTTATAACTCATCTCTCACCATGCCCAAGATACCGCAGAGTATCTTTGTCCTTTTATAGTTTCACTTACCTTATGAGGAAACAGAAAAATAGATGGAAAGATAACTATATCTCCTAGTCCCAATGATATACGGTAATCGTCCCAAAATAATAGATCTGCTCCCTCATAGTTGTCATTCAGATTGAGGATTAAACTCAATACAGGGATTCCCTTTTCTCTACCATCAAACAATGAATAAATATGGTCAAAATGTTCACGCATTATCTGACCCTGTGCGTATCTATTGAATCGTATTAGACTGAATCGTGTTATCAGGTTCGGTTGATAGTTCTCTACAGCTTTCACCATATAAGGTAAAAAGATTTTATTCTCTTCCCTAGTGGATTGCTGTACACCCAGTTCCCTAGTATCATTTGAATTGTAGTTTGTTGCAGACGAATCAGACCATCCATGAGGTTGCCACTTGTTATGATCTAGCTTGGATATGGTAGAATCGCATATATCTTTTGGAATGGTCGAGCGTTCTACATGGATATATTCATGGAGTTGATTAGATGCTTTCATTTTGTGTATTTGACGGCTTAAGAACATTTTTAGAACTCATCTCCCAACTAACCAAATAACTATACCTAAAAAGATTAACCAAATTGCGACTATTATCTTCGTTCTCGTATCCATTGGTTTCATTTTGTCGTTTTTCCTCGATTCACGTTTGTAATGATCTTCGCAATTATTCCAGTCCATAATTAGCCTCCAATTAGGAGCACTTTAAAATATAGTCTCCCAAGTCATAATGCACACAATTCCGTAATACTTGCCTTTTATTAGGTAATCTGTAATTAGATAAGTCCAGGCCATGGTACACTTGTAAATCAGGTATCTGAGCCGTCCTTATCTTTACGCCACTAAATTTCTTATCAGAAATAGAGAAATTAGACCAAAAATAGTGTCGCTCGAGATTTGCCGTTGGTGGAATTAAAGGTGTGTAATACGGTTTAACATTCTCTACAACCCACTTAGTTTCGCAATTTGCCTGCAAGAATACTATTTCCTGCCATAATCGCATATCGGGATACACGGGTGGCGTCCCACGATACTTCACACATATATTCTGCCTAAAGCTGGAATGTGTCTGGCAAGGCGGACTCGCCCAGATAAAGTCAAATTCTTTGAAGTGATCCAGTAGATACTGATGGGCATCACCCACAACTAACGTATCTTGTGGATACAGGTTCCTATATACATTTGCTATCTCTTCTGAATTCTCTACGGATGTAACTTGTACGTTTTTCCAAAGCTTTCGATTCCCACCTAAACCAGAGTACAAATTTAATATTTTCAATATGCCTCCTCCTTATTGAGAATGACTTTATATTATACTTAAAAACGACAAAATACAATACTTAACTTCAGTTTAATCTCAAATGTGAGAGTAAACAAGGGAGTTAAATCTCAGATCTGAGATTAAACGGTATTGAGAATAGCTCTAAGTGCTTCTTAACTAATAAGTTAGGCCTTGGCATTCCCCTTCTAAGAATAAGAAGCGTCTGGAATTCTAAAATGTTTCTCCTTTCTAATTTTAGGTAAACTCCAGGGCTCTTATTATTTAATTTATATAATATATATTATAGCGTCCCTCGAACCTACGGCCTGACGGCCTCGGTTCTACGGAACGCAAACGGCAAGTGTTTCACGTGAAACAAAAAGCCATAGGAAAAATTTTATTTTTAGGTACGAGTGCAATACTAACTTGCTGGAACAGCAACCTAAAAGCCACTCCCCCCCAGGTTCAATAACTATCTTTTTTCCCACACATTAGAACCACTCTTCGAGCACGGGGTTGTTTATTATTAACATTCCTTATAAGGAGAAACATTATGGCTAGAAACAACCGTGTTGCTGTACAATCGTTACCTGTCCCAGAAGAGATGTCTTCCATGCAGGCAATGGGCAATGGGATCTCCCATTCCTTCCAAGCTGTCGGCCAGGCAGCAGAGTTCTCGCATCGGTCGCTTTGGACGCTCAACCAATACGCTAAGGGCGTTCAAGTCCAAGTTCTGCTAGACCAGCATGACGAGCATTCCGAACGGGTTGCCTCTGCACCTCCTGAAGTGCAGAATCAAATACGTCTCATCCGAGGCTACTGATCCAGGCAACATCATCCTCCTTCCTCAACAGCCCTCTTCGGAGGGCTCCTTCCTTTTTGTAAAACACATTACACGGTAAGAGAGTGAGCAGAGAGATGTACACTTCTTGTGTTTCCTTCCTACCCTCTTCTCTACTCATACATCACCTGCAAAACATTTCTTCGAACAAAGGGAGGTTTAGCATAGTGCTTACCTTCTTTGTATATTACTAACTCCTACTGGAGGTTTTAGACCATGGCTAATAAGCGTAAAGCAATGGAAGAAGTACCAGCACCGTTTACAGTAGACGGTACTGAAAGTAGTAATAGTAACGCAGGTTATACCGACGTTTACTATACTATTGGTAAAAAGGGGTATTACAGTTTCAACCCTAAACCTAAAATCCAGTTTCCTGTTAAAGGGAAACATGCAGGTAAGTCAATGAAGCCAGCAGGTATAGCTAAATTGCTCCTGTCTCCTAAGATGCGAGTAGAAAAGGTATCTAAGGACAGTAAAGGGTTGTACGTAGTCCTTGAGTCTAATGGTTCTACAGTACCATTCGGCTTCATAAACAATGGCGGGCAGAAGATCAGTGCCGATGAGTTGCCTGCGATTAAGAAACTGGCTAAACAACATTTCGCTCTTAAAGTAGAAGCGAATACTGTTACGGACGAACTTCCAGACGATCTGTTCGAATAGTATTAGTTGTTTGATCAAACAAGCGTATTGGCGGGCTCCTGGCCCGTCAGTACGTCTTAGTTTTAATTAAAGGGAGATAGTGTGCAATGACTGGATTAGAGATGGGCTTCATCATAGTATCAGTAGCACTACTAGTAGGTTTAGGTTTACCACAGTTATTCTGGATATTTGATAATAAGGAGGATGATATGGGCATGAAAATGAAAGTAACAAAACCTGAAGATCTAGCTAATGGTGATGATGGATCAAGCTGGCAAGATGATCTATTTAAATTAAGCTGTATTCCACCTGAGTTATTAACAGACAAGGAGCATGAAGCACTTCTTAACAAGATCAAAGCACGTAAACTAAAGGAGGATAGCAATGCTACTAGATAAAGCGGAGTTAGCTATTCATAGAGCGGAAGCTATAAGACAATGGGAAGAGAATCACTACTTGAAAAAGAGTGAATCGGTTGTGAATGGTATTGTATCAATGCATAAAGATACCAATGAACCTTGTACTAAGAACCCTTGTTACCAAGCCTTATGGTTACAGGACTTGGGCATAACTATGGAGAGAATAGCATGAGCCACTCTAAATCATTAATATTATTGTTCTTACTAATGGCATTCGGTGTAGGGATGCTAGGTTATGTGATACCTGAAATACATATTTGGGAAGCAACCCATAATTACCCCTTTGGTAAGTTATGCGATGTATTTAATAACTGTTAATCGGGTATGATTGGTTTTATTAACCTTTTTAGGTGGCGGGTGTAGGTGTCTAATATCCCGACCTGCCGATGCTACCTGGAGTCTGGAGCCTACGCAGAGTGGGCTCTAGTCTCTAAATTTTAAGGGAGATGGTGTGCATGTATAAAATAGATCTAGACCATCATGTATGCAAATGGGTTGAAGAAAAATACATGGATCATTGGATAGAGTGGCATGATCACTTGTATGTTTTGTATGATAAAGGGGATAATGATCTTATAGAGTCCCATTTAACGGAAGAACCCAAGTTTAGGCCTAGAGTATCTCGTATAACAATGGACTAGGAGGTATTATGAACAGCAAATTCTGTAATTTACTTGAAGAGCTTCTTAAAGAATACGATAAAATTGTTTATAAACAAAAGAACTATACAAAAACATATGACATGCAGTACTTGGAACAATTTATATTAGCCGTAAGAGAGTGGACTATTAATAACCACGCCAGGAAAATAAGTTTAGGAGAACTAGACGAATTGGTAGACAAGATGGCTGAAGAACTTGAAGAGTTTCGTGCTCATCAACAACCATGGCGATGGTACAAGAAACGTGATAGGCTATAGATGCTATGTGGATACTACTAATGATAATATTTAACCAACCGTACCAGATTGACTATATTAAAGTATTGGGGGATTACCCCAGTAAACAAGTATGCGTTCAAGAACGAGGCAGGGCTATAGATAGCCTTACAGGTGACAAACATAGTCCTGTTAGTTTTGGATGCGTAAAAATTCTTCAGGGTAGAGGAGGTCAGAATGAAGTGGGTTCTAGCAAAAAACATAACCTCTAAAGAACATGGGATGGAACAATTGGTTGCAATGGGAGATCCCTTTGGGCGTATGGTAGTGTTTAATTCTAAAGCAGAAGCAGAAGAATTTGTAAATCAAGCTATTGTAGAAGGTGCTTTAGAACATGACGAAGAGCCGACTCTTATAATACCCGAAACAGAAATGTTATAAACTAATAACAAAAAGGAGGACTAATGAAATTTTTGCCGAGTTTGAATACCATTGAAAGATCTATAAGAATGGCGCCAGTTATTAAAGATCTGTTTGCTATTGACGAACATGTTCCACCTGATTCAATTAAAGAAATTAATAGATTGAAAAATGCACTACATGATAAAAAAGCTGAAATATGTGCATTGCGGGAGAAGATAGAAAAGTTAGAAGCTTGTAACGAAGAACTACAGGAAATCATTGAAAATTATAACGAAGCACTCTTTAATGAAAATAAGGAGGATAAGTAATGGATTTATTTGATATGGATAGTAGACCAGGAAGATTGTTTGCATGGATAGCACTACTGCTTACAGTTGTATATGTTGGTGGGCATTTTATAAAAGCTTATGCTTGGGACGGGTTTATTGAATTAAACTCGGGATACAGCAATGTATTTTCCCCACAAGAAGATATAAAAGTTAATGCATTTAATACAAATGATACAAGAAAGACTGTTGAAGACAGCGGGGTACTGATACCTGGAGGAGAGATACAAGTTACTGATTCAGAAGGAAATGTACATGACATGGAAGTTATTGTTGTTCAGGAAATTGAAGGTGGCCCGGTCAAAATACAAGGATATCTTCAAGAAACAAACGAGTACTATGATTTACAAATGAACCTTAGATAATAATCTATAAGGTTTAAACCATAGCTCCCAAGACGCCAGTCTTGGGGGCTTTTTTAATGTCTAATCGAGGAGAGCGATTTATGACTGATCAATATACATTAGAAACAACATGGTCTACAAGACTTACTGATAACATTATAATTGAAGCCATCCAAGATGAAATACCGCAAGAGATGGAGTCCAATATTCTTGGGGCTATTTCTTCCATAGGTACAAGTAAAACTACAGACGATAAAGAAATATTTATTAAGCTCTTTTCTTTAGTTCTTAAAGACAGAGTAGCCAGACCTATACAAGCCTTAGCCATTCAATTGGGTTTTAGTAATGATATTAAGTCACCTCCTCATGCATTTGATTGGGGATGGTTATTACTTAAAGAATGTGTAGACAGTGGGTTATATACATTAAGGCGTATAAATAACGAGTGGTATGTATTTCCACTCTTTACTTTAAATGAGGATATTCAACATAAATTAGATAAATTGCAGTTTCTACCACCTATGAAAAAGCGTCCAAATGATTGGAAAAACAATCATAATGGAGGATGGGTATGGGAACATAAGCATTTGATTCTTGGAAGTAGACTTAATAGACATGATAAGCCTTTAGCTTATGATGTTATTAATAAATTACAATCTATTCCTTGGGAAATTGATCCCTCTACATATCTATTTGAGAAAGAAACCAACCATTCAATCAATAAAGCTCAATTCTTAAAAGTTATTGATGAATATATTGGAAAGCACTTCTATTTCGTATGGAGATATGATTCTAGGGGAAGAAGCTATTCTTCAGGTTACCATCTTAATTTACAAACAAATGAATATGGTAAAGCACTCTTATCTATGCATAAGAAAGAAGTAATTACTGAGCTTCCTAATTTATACATAGCTATTGCGAATCATGCAGGAAAAGATACTTTGACTTGGAAAGATAGAGTCGATTGGGTCGCTAAACAAGACATAGAGAACATAAAGTGGAAAGAACCTATCTTAGGGCGTAAAGCTTTAAGAGCATTAAATGATACAATAGCAGGTAAACCCACTGGATATGTTATGAGTTTAGACGCCACGTCTTCAGGAATCCAAATTATGGCTGTTATCTCAGGATGCCGTGAAACAGCCAAATTTGTTAATTGTATAAATCCTAATAAAAGGTATGACCTGTACAATGAGGTCACTAAAATGATGAATAAGGAGCTCTCAGAACGGGTTAATAGAAAAACAGTCAAATACGCAACAATGACTTACTTCTATAATTCTGAAGCAACGCCTAAACGACTATTTTCAACAAGACAATTACAAGTATTCTATGAGGTACTAAAAGGCTTGTTGCCAGGCGCAGAACATGTAATGAAAGCTATCAATCAATGCTGGAACTACAACAAAGACTATCATTCTTGGATTATGCCAGATGGTCATACTGTATATGTACCTGTAGTAGATTCTATTACAGCTACATATAGAGATTCTGAGTATGGAGCTATACCGTTACGATGGGATCAACAGATTAAATCAAATGATTTCAGATCTCTATGCCCGAATGTGATTCATTCTATTGATGGGTATGTAGCTCGGGAAATGATCCGTAGGTGTAAATTCCAATTAAGCCATGTTCATGATTGTTTTGTATTTAATCCTAATCATTTACAAGAAGTAGCAACAACTTATAAGACCATAATGGCTGAAATAGCTAAGAGTGACTTATTTGGTAATATATTAAGACAATTAACAGGTAAAGGTGGATTAAAGGTACATAAAAATAACAATAGTTTAGATGTAGACATCTTAAAAAGTGAATACATGCTCTCCTAAACATTGGGTTGTTCGAGCTCTCACCTCTCGAACAACATAAAGGGGATTCTACCCTTATTGATCTCCCCGAAAGGGGAGGTCATTTTTTTTTATACTTAACATTATAGTACTAAAGTAACTATAGTGAACTATTAACTAGGAGAAGTTTAATGTCGTATTTTGTGGTAAAATACTGCGAATTAAAGGCTTGTCAGCATTGGAGATTAGGAAATACTTGTACTAAAGATGGTCTACCCATTGCTGAAAACCTTAAATATGTGGCGGATTTACATGATAGTTCAATCTGCCAAGTTAGGAAGCAAATTAACGAATATAGACTAGAACATTTACTGGAGGAACCAAAATGAGATTAAGTTGGCATGAATTAAATGACATCAAAAACAAAATTTTAAAAGATCTATACGGTAATAAAAAAGAGGAATTACACAAGAAATCGGTAAATATAGCAGAGAGAAATAGGCTTATCTGGCTAAACCAGTACAAACATCTTTTAGACGAACTTCCAAACGATATGGTCACTCGGCATAAAGAATATAAAGTAAGAGTGACATATCCATGGGGGTGTAACCCTGAAAAAGTTGACCATCATAAAAGAATTCATGAAGCATGGGAGTGTAAATTTAATAAAGACGAAGTTAATCCCGTATCAGATCATTACTATGCGGCAGAACAAGACTTACATACTGATTTAAAAGCAGAAACAGAAGAATTATGTATAGATATGCTGGCATTAAATGGGGAAGAGCATGAAATGTCTCAATACCTTAGTCAGACTACTAACAAGTTTACTGGATCCCAACAATTACGAAAAGTATGGCCGAAACCGTTTCATAAATACTTGCCCGTTGAGCCACCGAGAGCAAAAAGGAAACAGCCAGAAGAAGATCCAAATTTACCAACAGTTCCAGATGGTCTTAACGAACGATTAACAACTAACTTATTGGAGGACAGTTAATGTTTGAGGTGAATGCAGTTGAATTAAGAGAAGCCCTAATTAGAGATTTTCGAATAGGTCAAACTCCTATGGTAGCTTCTAGTCCAGGGATGGGCAAATCTGACATTATTCGTGATATTGCCAAGCTATTTAAACTCAAAGTAATTGATTTTAGAATATCTCAATGTGAACCAGTAGATATGCAAGGATACCCAGGCACTATTGATGATGTAAATAATCCAGTTTTAAAAAGGATGACTTTTCACATTCCAGAATATTTTCCAATTACAACAGATTCAATACCAGAAGGATATGAAGGTTGGTTGTTATTTCTGGATGAGTTTAATTCAGGAACTAAGCAAACGGAGGCAGCAGCATATAAATTAATTTTAGATCGTGAAGTATATAAACATAAACTTCATGACAGATGTTTAATAGCCGCAGCAGGAAATTTAACTACAGATAGAGCAATTGTAAATACACAAAGCACAGCTACTACGTCTAGATTACATCATTATCGTATGAGAATTGATCATAACGTATGGATTGACTGGGCTAACAAAAATAATATAGATCATAGAATTATTTCATTAATTAAGTTCAAACCTGAGATTTTACATAAATTTGATCCATCAACAAATGAATTAACGTTTCCGTGTCCACGTACCTGGGAATTTGCATCTAAAGTAATTTCAGGAGAAACATCTATAGATCAAATTAACAAGATACGATTAGCAGGTACTGTTGGAGAGGGTGCGGCAGTAGAATTAGCTACATTTGCAGAAATTTATCAATCTTTGCCTACAATTGAACAAATACTAAAGGATCCAAAAACAGGATGGAAAGTTCCAAAAGAACCAAGTGAAAAATACGCAGTCACTACGTTATTAGCTCATAATTGTAATATTGATACTATTGATAAAATAATTATAGCAAATAAAAAATTATCTACTGAGTTTCAAGTAATTACTCTAAGAGACATTTATAAAAGAAGTCCTGAATTAAAAGATCACCCAGTTATTAAAGAATGGAAAGCAGAATACGCTAGCGAATTATTCGATACCTAAAAGGAGGCAACATGAATTTAAAACCAATGTTAGCAGGAAAAGCTACAGACGATCAGCTTAGAGAACTATTTAAAAAATTTGGAAAGCTACATGCATCACCAAAATTAGATGGTATTCGTTGTATGATACAAGATGGAGTGGCTTTATCTAGATCATTGAAACCAATTCGTAACAAGCACGTTCAATCGTTACTAGGACGAAAAGAATTGACTGGTTTAGATGGAGAATTAATTGTAGGTGCTCCTACAGATGGTGATGTTTACCGCAACACCTGTAGTAAAGTTATGAGCGAAAACAAAGAGTTTAAGTTTACATTTTGGGTATTTGATACATTTCTCTACCCGACTATGCCTTATGCAGATCGTATGGACATAGTTCATCAATTATGCCCACAACAAACAGGATTTACTAATATACTCAGTTATGAAACTGTTACGAACATGGGACAGTTACAGGATTATGAAACGGATTGTTTATCAGTTGGGTATGAAGGAGTAATCCTAAGAGATCCAAGTGCTTTGTATAAGCACGGCAGATCTACAGCTAAAGAAGGTGGCTTAATTAAAGTAAAACGATTTAATGATTCAGAAGCAAGGATCCTTGCTATGGAAGAACAAATGAAAAATAATAATGAGAAGAAGGTTAACGAATTAGGAAGAGGTCAACGTTCATCTCATAAAGCTAATAAAAGTCCTAAAGGTACTCTAGGAGCACTTGTAGTCAAGGATGTATATAGCGGAGTTCAATTCAACATTGGAACAGGTTTTAGTGATAACGTAAGAAATCAATTGTGGGAACATAAAGAAGATTTAATAGGCCAAACTGTTAAGTACAAATACTTTGATATTGGTGTTAAGGAAGCTCCAAGACATCCAGTATACATAGGAATGAGAATCCCGGAGGACATGTAATGTCTACAGATTTAGAAGGTAAGTTACTTAAAGCGAAAATAGAGTTAATGACTAGGTCAGCATTCATATCTACAATTGCTTTAAGCATGAAGCACGTAATTACAGATCAATGTAAAACAGCTGACGTTAGTGGAACTACTATTCGTTATAATCCAGAATTTATTGAAAAACAGACTACTGTACAATTTGCTGGCTTAGTAGCTCATGAATGTTGGCATGTAGCTTTTCAGCATTTAGCTAGAAGAGGAAATAAAGACCCTTTGATTTGGAATTGTGCAGGTGACTATATTATTAATCACATGCTTACAAAAGCAGGATTTGACATACCTACTGGAGGATTACTAAACAAAAAATATGATGAAGAATGGACTACAGAAAAAGTTTACGATGATCTTATTAAGGAAGAAAAGGAATTTGATCCAGGAGAACTAATGTTAGATCTACGGGAAGACGATGGAGACGAAAAGGAGTGCCTTAGCAGACATTCTGACGTTACCAATATTATTGTTAAAGCCCGTACTCAATCACAAATGGCAGGACGAAGTAGGGACGAAATTCCAGATGAAATACTGAGGATCGTAGATGAATTAATAAATCCTAAACTACCTTGGCAAGTACTATTACAAAAATTTTTAGATAGACGCATTAAAGAAGAGTATTCCTGGCAAAGACGAAATCGCAGATACAGTACAGACTATATGCCTAGTTTACACAGTAATGGTTTAGGACATCTAACATTTGCTATTGATACCAGTGGTAGCATTGAAGATAACGAACTTCAAGAAATGCTCAGTGAGATTAAAGGAATACAACAAGTATTTAATCCTGAACAGATGACAATTATTGATTGTGACTCACAGATTCATCAAATACATAACGTAGACCAAAATACAGATATTATGGAATTAGAATTTGCTGGAGGGGGAGGAACAAGTTTTCAACCTGTATTAGATTATGTCGAAGAGCATCCAACACAAGCTTTAATCTATTTTACGGATCTATTTGGTGAAGATGATCTAAATCCAGTAAATTACCCAATTTTATGGATATGTAATTCTAATCATCAACCCGCACCAATTGGGGAAACTATTTATGTCGACCACTACAGTAATACTTATTAAAGAATCAGCATTAGAAACTAAAGACATTCGCAGTTATTACTTAGATCCTCTAAAAAAAGAAGGAATATTACCAGGTTCTGTATTAGTACTTCCTCTCTTATACAATACTCCAAATAAAATAATCGCTAAAACTGCTAAAGCCTATTTAATAAAATTAAGAAGTAAAATACCAGATACCGTCACAAAGTTAATTGTTGCCGACAGTAGTTATTTTAAATTTATTACTCGAACTAGCAAGATATCTGAGCATTACGGCACAACTCTCAAAGGGGCTATTTCTAAATACGTCAACTATGATTGCGTATATGTTCCAAATTATAAATCTTTATTTAAACAACCAGAAAATGCTCAATTAATAGCTTTAGGACTTAAGGCCATTGCAGGAACATCTAATAGTGTTTTGATTAACTCAGCTGAATATGGATTTACTTATGGAGAAGACAGAGAAATTTTAGATAGTTTATATCAACATTCATTACTAACAGTAGACATAGAGACTACGGGCTTAGAACTAGATACTGAACTTATATCTATTGCGTTCGCTTGGACTAAACATGATGGAGTAGCAATTGATCTATCTATTAACGGAACATGGTACCTGAAAAAATTTATAGAAACTTATCCAGGCCGTATGATATTCCATAACGGATTGTTTGACGCCAAAATTCTTATACGAAATTTATGGATGAAGAATGCAACAGATTATGCAGGAATGCTGGAAGGACTACAGTACTTTAAAGACTTTGATGACACCATGGTAATGGCGTACTTAGCTAAAAATGCTACTACTCCTGTATCTCTTGGATTAAAAGATATAGCTTTAGAGTATGTAGGAAAATATTCTCTAGACGTTACAGATGTTGCTAAACATACAAAACAAGAAATTTTACAATACAATTTAATAGATGCTTTGGCTACGTTCTACGTTTATGAAAAATATAAAAAAGAACGACACTCTAGACCATATAGAGAAATATTTAAACCCAGTTTATATACTTTACTAAAGATGATGTTAGTTGGATTACCAATGGATTCAGATCGTGTAGATGAAGTACATAATATTTTACAGGCTAAAGCGAAAGTACTACAAGAACAAATACAAGAAAATAAATATATAAAAAAATTTAATAAAGAACTTCAAACACGAGCATGGGAATTAGCCAATTCCCAATTAAAAAAATTAATTAAACCTTTTGATGACTTCACAGACATACAATTCAATCCAAGTAGTCATAGTCAACTAGGTAGTTTATTATTTGACTATTTAAAATTACCAATATTAGATAAAACTAAAGGAGGTGCCCCAACAACAGGAGGGGACATACTTACGGACTTAACTAATCATACGACCGATAGTAGTATTTTAGATCTTTTAGAATCTATAAAAAAGTTGGCTGAAGTAACAAAAATTAATGGAACATTTATTAAAGCATTTATGAAAGAAAAAGATTTCCTACATGGCAATCTTAAATTAGGAGGTACACAATCAGGGAGATTAGCTAGTAACTCGCCTAATCTAACTAATCTTCCCGCTCATGGCGCCATGGGTAAGTTAATAAAAAGTTGTATTGTTGCTCCTCCAGGATGGCTCTTTGCAGGGGCTGATTTTGATGCACTAGAAGAAAAAATAGGCTCTATCTTAAGTGGAGATCCTAATAGGATTAAAGTCTACACCGAAGGTTTAGATGGTCATTCTATGAGAGCGTATAAATATTTTACAGATCAAATGCCCGACATAGATCCAAATAATATTTATAGCATTAACTCTATTAAAAAGAAGTATCCAGAACTAAGGTTCGATTCTAAAGCTCCCACATTCGCTCTGCAATATATGGGTACTTGGCATACTCTTCATAAAAGATGCGGGTTTTCCAAAGAGAAAGCTCAAGAAATAGAAAAAGCATTTCATGACCTTTATAAAGTATCTGATGAATTTAATTTAAAAAATAAAAAATTTATGGAGAAGCACGGATACGTAGAATGTGCATTTGGATTAAAATTAAGAACTCCAATTATATCTCAGTGCATTCTAGGAAATTCCAGAACTCCATATGAAGCAGATAAAGAAGCTCGTAGTGCTAACAATGCAATAACCCAATCTTGGGGAATGCTACTTAACAGAGCTATGAATGCGACTAATACACGAATAGAGCAAGCTGGTTACGGTATGAATATTTTACCGTGTAATATGATTCATGATGCAGGGTACTTTTTAGTACAAAAAGAACCAAAATATATAAAATTTTTAAATGATGTACTAATTGAAGAAATGGAATGGAATAATGATGAAATTATTAGATCTAAAGACGTTCCTATGGAAGCTTCGCTAGAAATAGGAAAGTCTTGGGATACCTTAGTTCCACTAAATAACAATGCAACTATAGAGGAGATAGAAACATGCACCAAAGTGATGCCGAACAGTTAATTGCAGCTATTACCCAGCTAACTACAGCACTCGAAATACAGTTAAGTGAACTTAATGACGAACTAAACGATATTAAAGAACATGTAGGAATGATTTCAATACATCTTATTGAGATTAAGAACTCTATATAAAGGAGATTAGAAGTGTCTTTTCAATTTACCCAGGATCAAATAACAGCAATTGATAACATATGTAGTTCATTCACAAGTAAGTCAGTAAATAAGTCACCTATCATTAATGTATTAACAGGAGCGGCAGGTACTGGCAAAACTACAGTAATTGGTGAAGTTATCGAAAGATTAAGAGGTATAGATCCTTTAATTAAAATTTCATTATGTGCAACAACTCATAGGGCTGCACATGTATTAGAACAGGTAGTAGGAGAAACTGTATATACGGGACATGGACTATTTAAATTACGCCCTAGCGTAGGAAAATCTGGCCGAGAAGATCTTACAAAAGTAGGCATATGTGAAATACCATTTGAATCTATTGTTATAATAGATGAGGCGTCCATGATTGGTAACAAATTTTTAGAAGCAATTGTAGATATAGTACAGCATAGAAATCTAAAAATGCTGTTTGTTGGAGATCCGTTTCAATTACCACCACCAGTTGATAGGTGTAGCATATTTGATGGATCTTTAACTACATTCCCATTAAAACAAGTACACAGGCAAGCTGGAGGAAACCCAATTCTTAGTAAAGCTACAGAATACCGAAAGTTCTTGGAAAATGAAGCACCAGAACCTATATTAGAAACTTGTTTAAATTCGCAAGGAGAAGGAATTCATATATTACCTCATAAACAATTTGTAACTAAGTTTGTAGAAAAATATATGGACTATACAGCAGGAACAGATGTAGATGTTCCTTTATGTACATATACAAATGATTCAGCAATTAATTACAATAGCATGATACGTAAAGCGGCATATTTTCTAGAAGAAAACCTAGAACCTTTTTATAAAGGAGAACGATTAATTGCTAATAGTGTTGTTATGGAAGGGAACAGAACTATACTGACAAATAACGAAACAGTTCATGTATGCGACTACATACAAGCAGAACAGTGCGAAATTCCTGGATACATAGTTACAGTAAAAGGTGAATTTAATACGTATTCAAAAACAGATATGAAGAAAGTATTCAGTCCTGTATCCAAATCTGCTGCAGATACAATCCTTAAAAAGTATAAAGATATAGCGATTAAGCATAAAACCAAAGACAATTGGGTTAATTTTTATAAACTAAAAAATTCATTAGCAGATCTAAGACCACCGTTTGCTGGTACTACCCATAAAGCTCAAGGAGGCACATTTCCAGCTGTTTTTATAGATAGATTAAATATAAATAAATGTAGGAATCCAGCTACACGAGCACGATTATTTTATGTAGCTCTGACTAGAGCAACTACTAATGTATATATCAATAGTTAGGAGAAGTCATGGGATACGTTAAAAGTATGCTTCCAGACGATTGGGAACCACCGTATTATGGAAGATATTTAGGTGATAATATTAAATACTTGTGTATAGGCAGTGAACAAGTTGAAGCTGAATGGCTACCTAGATGGTATAAAGTACCAGAGGAAGAATGCGTATATCGTAGATATAGTAAGCTATTTGGCGGAGTAAATAAACATGAATATGCTAACTGTAATCTTATTGAGTTAGTACCATTACCTAAAGGAAGTGACTATGAGCAAAAACTTAAAGAACTTAAAACGGAGAAACTACTAAATGGCAATGACATACGGTAGCATTGATAACTCAAAAAATAAAGTAACCTTAACTTTCACAAAAGGAGAATCATTATTTATACAAGAAGCATTAGAGAAGCTACATAGTAATTTAGTCCAACACATCAAAGAATATGGTGATGATGAGGATGGTGGTTACGATGCAGAAATTAGAGTAATAGATAAAATAATACTAAAATTTGCAACCGCATTTCCACTTAAGAGGAGATAGTTAATGGCATTTAAATATACAAATAAGAATAATCTTACATTACCATTAGCAGTATTTTTATTGAACGATACATATGCTTATGATGATAGGCCTAATGCTATTAGTGCTACTAGTTTATTAAAACCTTTGCGTGAACTAGTGCTCTCTATGCAACATAAAGATCTAAATAAAACCGTAGATATTGCCGACATGGGTGCAGCTCGTATGGGATCTGCTATACATTCTGCTTGTGAAGCAGCATGGAAAAATGAAGATACGGTAAGAGAAGCTTTAAGAACATTAGGTGCAGGAGACAGTGCTGTAAGAAACGTAAAAATAAATCCTACAGAAGTAAAACCTGGAGATATGCCAATATACGTAGAACAAAGAGTAGAAAAAGAAATAGATGGATTTATTATTTCTGGTCAATTTGATTTAGTATTAGCAGGAACTGTAAATGATTATAAATCTGCTACGGTTTGGAAGTATATTTATGATAGTGATAGAGATAAATATGTTAAACAAGGCAGTATTTATAAATGGCTTAATCCAGATAAAATTACAGAAGATATTATTAATATTAATTATATTTTTACGGATTGGTCACCATCTAAAGCTAGAGAAACAAAGGACTATCCTCCATTTAGGACAGCCCATAAATCTTATCCATTATGGAGTGTTCAAGAAACAGAAAACTGGATCAGTAGCAAATTACAACGAGTTGAAGCACTACTAGATCAGCCCCAAAATTCCAGCATTTTTCCTGAATGTACTGATGAAGAATTATGGGCAACTGATGAAGTATTTAAATATTATAAAAATCCAGCTAAGACAGATAGATCAACTAAAAACTTCGCAACAATGGACGAAGCATTACAACGAAAATCTCAGGATGGAGATGTAGGTATGATTCGAACAGTTCCAGGAGAAGTCAAAGCATGTCGTTATTGCTCAGTGGTAGAAGTATGTAGCCAAGCAAAAGATATGCAAATGAGTGGGAGGTTACATTTATGATTAGTGGAATTAGAATTTACTCACCAGATGGAGTATTAAAGGAAGAAATTCCAAAGGAAAAAGCCCTAGAGTTATACAATGAAACAAATAAAGAAGATTGGTATTTGTCTCCGACTGAAAGAAAACATTGGGATAACATGATTACCAAAGAATCAAAACCCTATGAAAAAAAGGGTTTACGGCCTTGGATTAAACGAACTCATAAAATTACTAAAAAATACAATATTAAATGTATTGTTTGCCATAAAGAAGTAGTAAAATCTAATAAGTGCGCTAAGTACTGCGGCCACCAATGCTATAGAGTTTCACAAAGAAAGTCCTCATGGGAGAGATATCAACGAAAAAAAGGCGTATCTACGTCCTAGCTTTGATAGTGTTCTATACATAACCATGAAGTTTAGTGCCAACACTTACGCAGACGTAGGTGCGTCTTAATTTTAGAGGTGAGGCTATGATCGAAATTATGAGATTTAAAAGATTAGTTTCAGATATAACTATTAAGAATTTATCACAAAAAGAGTATGTAAAAGAAGTAGACAAGTTATTTAACGAAGTATTTGAGTGTCCTGATAAGTTAGAACCCAAGCCGAATCACTTACCTGAAAAAGCTCGTAGAATAATACAACAAAAATATGGCCTAGGTCGATCAGAGAGTTAGTTAATCTGCCCTTGTAGCTCAAATGGCAGAGCAACTGAGTCGTAGAATCGGTGCGTGGAGGTTCGATCCCTCCCAAGGGCATACTTTATAGGAGAATTGCTATGGATAAAGACGAGATTGATAATGAAATCAAAGAAATAACAAAAGGTGTTATTCCTGAAAGAAAGAAACATAGAGCAGAATATCAAATGACGTTGGGTAGTTTAATAAAAGCGTTAAGGAAAGAAAGAACTGGTTTACCAGTTATTATTTCTTCCGTCTACCATGGGTATGAGGATAGATACCCAGCTAATCCTCATAGCTATCATGGATATTCAGAAGATTTGGCATTTGAACCTTTAAGTACTCCGATAACTGTTGCAGAATTTCTTACAATGTGTGAATCAATTATTAAAAATAGTTCCTTTCAGATAGGAAATGCTTTTACAATTAATTCCCCTGTCTGGATTTCGAAACAAGATACAGCTAGTAAAAATGCTATTGCCGATGTTGTATCTAATGTCAATCAAGTAACTTTAGTTACTAAAGAAATAAAGGAAGAGGAGGTGAGTAATGGCAGGTAAACAGAAAGAATATTCATATGAAATACAACTAAATTGGATGGGTGAATTTTTTACTTGCGATGGTCTTTTGGCGACATCAAAAGAAGATTTAATCAAACAAGTTAAAGAAAATTTTTATGAAGAATATGGAATTGAATTAGCTGATGCAGATATAGCTAATATTAAATCATATAAGAGGAGGTGAGTGATGAAATTTGTTTACAACGATGGAGGACGAAAACAATCTGGCTACAAAGGAACGGCTGGCGATTGTGTTACCAGGGCAATCGCAATCGCAAGTGAGTTACCATACCAAGAGGTCTATGAAGCTATGGCACATGGTAATTCTACTCAACGCAAATCTAAGCATGATACAAAGAAGCGTACCCGAACCGCTAGAAATGGCATAAGTACGAGCCGAAAATGGTTCAAGGACTATATGGCTTCAATAGGTTTTAAGTGGACTCCAACAATGCAGATTGGGTCTGGTTGCAAAGTACACCTCAAACCTGATGAGTTGCCAAAAGGCAGACTCATTGTTGCTGTCTCCAAACATTACACAACAATGATTAATGGAGTTATTAATGATCTTTGTGATCCATCGAGAAACGGAACAAGGTGCGTCTATGGTTATTGGAAGAAAGGAGGTAGGTGATGCCACTAAGTAATCAACAACAATTAGAATATGTAAAAAGCTACTTACAAAATTTACAAGAAAGAGATGTAGAAGCTGCTGAAGAAGAAGATGTACAACTCTCAGTAGCTATTCATTTTTTAGAAGAAGTAACAGAAACAGTAGCAAATATTGATTTCAAGGAGACTAAAGATGAAAGATAATGAAATGACAGACGACCAGATAATAAAAAATAGAGAAGAAAAATATGGGCCACCTTTAGATTGTTTTAATACTTGGGCAAAAATATGTACAGCCTTAGATAATTACGCAAAAGAATCTCCTTGGGAAAATAAAGCCCACCTATATGCATTAAAGATGGCAGCGTTAAAAATGGTTAGATCTGTTTGGAATCCGTCTACACTCGATAATTATCCAGATGGTAGAAATTATTTCTCTATCGCTCAGATGTGCAGTAGAGATGCAATTGCTAAGGGGAAAGGAAAACATGAATGAAAAAATATCATCCGTTTTCCGAAAAAATAGTCAATATCTTAGCTCGAAAAGTTAATAATGATAACCGTCATTTCTTTAGAGTATTAACAGCTTATTATTTATCCAAAGTAGCATCAATGATGAGATGTAATATTTTAACAAATGACCGAGACGTCATTCCAGTTAACACTTATGTATTAAACTTAATGGTATCAGGAACAGGTAAAGGGCATTCAACTAATATTCTAGAACGTGAATTCGTAGCACATTTTAAAAAAGAATTCCTAAATACTATTTTTCCTAGAAAAGCCGAAGAAAATATGCAGACATTAGCTCAAGAAAGAGCGGAATGGCGAATTAATACTGGACAAAGTTTAGTTCCACTAGAAGAAGAATACAATACGCAATTAGCTAAATTTCAAGCCCACTTTGAAAGATTAGGAGAATTGGCATTTAGCTTTGATAGCGGAACTTCTCCAGCTGTTAAACAAATGCGAGAAAAATTATTACTTGCTTCAGCAGGATCCATGAATCTAGAACTAGACGAAGTTGGATCAAACTTGTCTGCAAATGTAGATGTATTAAATGTATTTTTAGAGTTATACGATGTAGGACTAGTTAAACAAAAACTCACAAAAAATACGAGTGAGAATATTAGATCAGAGGAATTACCTGGTAATACACCTACTAATCTAATGATGTTTGGTACACCTACTAAATTATTAGATGGTGGACGAATAGAAGAAGAATTTAAACAATTCTTAGAAACAGGATACGGTCGTAGATTACTGTACGGATACACTATAGATAATCATAGGACTAAGTACGCATCTGCACAAGAACGGTATAAAATGATGGTAGACGAAAATTTAGCGAAAGAAATGCTAGATATACAAAGAACCTTTACAGATTTTGCAAAAAGGCCTTTTAATCCTATTTTACGCATGTCTGAAGAAAATTCGATCTATCTAATTGAATATCAAATGAAATGCGAAGAACTCGCAGACGATATGAAAGATCATATGGCCATCCATAAGGCTGAAATGATACATCGGTATTACAAAGCTAACAAACTAGCTGGAGCATATGCGTTTACCGACAATAGTACGGAAATTACTCAAGATCACTTAGATTATGCTATTAGCCTAGTTGAAGACTCTGGAGAAGCCTTTCATACATTAATGCGAAAACAAGGCTCATATGAGCGTTTAGCTCATTATTTAGCTGATTGTGATAATGAGGTAACTCAGCATGAATTAATGGAAGAATTGCCATTTTATAAAGGCACAGAGCTACAGAGGAAAGACCTAATGACATTGGCTACATCCTTTGGATATAGGAATAATATCATAATCAAAAAGCGAACATTAGACGAAATTGAGTTCTTTATTGGCGAAACTCTAGCCGAGACAGATCTTAATAAATTGACAGTAAGTATTAGTAAAGAATTAGCTTATAACTACAAAACAGACTATCCGCCATTTGACTTATTACATAAATTGACTACAGCAGATGGCTATCATTATGCTGCTCATGGATTTGTAAATGGACATAGAACTACTGAAAATGTCATAGCAGGATTTGATTTACTTATTCTGGATTGTGATGGGGATGTTTCTATGTCTACGGTTAAGGTGTTGTTGGAAGATTATACATTTCTAATGTCAACAACTAAGAGACATACATCTGAAATAAATAGATTTAGACTTATTTTACCCTTGTCTCACAGGCTTAAATTGTCTCCAGGGGACTACTCTAAATTTATGATAAATGTGTTTGAATGGTTACCTTTTCCAGTTGATGAAGGAGCCAAAGACATAGCTAGAAAATGGGCTTCTTTTCCTGGAGTTTATGAATATAACCAAGGAAGCGTTCTTGACGCCACAATGTTTATCCCAGAAACTAAAAGAGCCGATGAAACAAGGGCTCAAATTACAACAGATGGGGTTAATAATATTGAGAGATGGTTTTACAATCATACCTCAACAGGCAATAGAGCTAATCACTTGTATAGATACGGAATGGTACTCATTGATGCAAAATTACCATTAGGAGATATCGTAGAAAAGTTAGAAGCATTTAATAGTAGATTAGATAATCCTTTACCAGAAGAACAATTTAGGAATAGTACAATTAAATCCATTTCTAAAGAATTCACAAAAAGGAGGGCAATTTAAACTTTACCGAAGGGGCACAAAAATGAGAAAAAAATATAAGAATAAGAAGGAACCTAAAGTAGAAGTAATAACTAGAATGCCTAGTATATTACATGCACCACAAACACAGGCATTAATAAGTCATATTCAGAATCTTAAACCTATTTCAGCCGAAGATGCAAAGCGATTCCCACATAGAGTATGGGATAGAGCAGTAATAGATACATTAGCAGGTGGGGACACACGAGGTAGTAAACCCGGTAATAAGAAAAAATATTTAGAAGAAGCTAGAAAATATTGTTTTGCACAACACAGTATACTGCTTACTGCTGTTAAGAATGTGGGCTTACGAAGACTAACTAGTGCAGAAATGATAGTTAAGGGCGAAAGAAATAGAGATAAAAGTAATACTAATGAGCGAAAAGATGCTCATATGATTAAGAATTGCGTAAGCTCTACAGAATTATCTCCAACTGATAAAAAGAAACGTGACGCTTTATTGTTAAATCTAAAAGGACGGGAAATTATGAGCCGACCGTCTACATTTCAAGCACAATTACAACATATACAACAGAATAATAAAAGCTTACCACTAGGAGGCAAAGATGGTATAGCAGCATTAGAAGTACTTAAACGAGTCTTACTTGAAGAGAAGGAGAAAAAATGATTAATAACCATTTATTACTAGTATCAGGCAAATCTGCTTCAGGCAAAAGTGCTAGCTTGATAGACTTAGATAAACCTGAAGGAGTTATGTATTTAAATTGTGAAAATGGAAAAAAGTTACCATTTAAAAGCAAATTTAAAGAATACATTGTTACTGATCCCGCTCAAGTATATGAAGCTTTTAAAGAAGCGGAAAAAAATGAAAAGTTAAAAAACATACATACGATAGTAATTGATAGTCTTACGTATCTTATGGATATGTATGAAAGTACTAAAATAGTACCATCTACAAATAGGCAACAGTCATGGGGAGATTACTATCAGTATATGAGAATATTAATGTCTCAAATAGTAGCTAAGTCTACTAAAAATGTAGTATTTCTAGCACACAGTTCAGATGTGTTAAACGAAGCCGAACACGTTACCGAAACCAAAGTTATGGTTAAAGGGGCTTTAAAAAATATCGGTATAGAAAGTTTCTTTACTACGGTTATATCCACAAAGAAACTATCTTTAGAAAAGTTAGATGATAAGAATGCTAACTCTCCATTATATAAAGTTACTGATGAAGAGAAAGACTTAGGATTTAAATATGTATTTCAAACTAGAATAACTAAAGACTCAATACATGAACGGATCCGATCTCCTAGAGATATGTGGACTACAAAAGAAACATATATAGATAATAATTTACAAAATGTAATTAATAAACTTCATGAACATTACAAATAAGGAGAACTATGAGCCATCCAGGAAATGACACAATTATAGACAATAAACGAGATACCATTACTATAGATGCGTCAAGAATCAAATTAATAGATGATATGGTTTATGTAGCTACTAAAATGGGAATTGGAGTAGTACAAGAAATTGCCGCAGAAACTCTAAATAGAAAACCAGGTATGTCTGTTAAAGAGTTTACAAAAGTACTAGACGAATACCTAGAAAAACAAGAAGAATTAAAGAATCGCCACTAGCCATGGTGTTTTAAGAAGGGAGCATAAGCTCAATCAATCACTTTAAACTAAGGACATAAATTATGAGTGAATGGGAACTACCAAAAAATGTGGAAACGCAATCCATAGAACGTGTAGGTGGAGGCGGATTTGCATGGGAATCTGGTGTATATGATGCAACTGTTAAAATGGTTTATCTTAATCAGTCTGCATCTGAAGCCGTAAGTTTTAATATTATTCTGGAAAATTCAGAAGGTAAGGAGCTAAGAGAAGCCTTCTGGATTAAATCAGGAAAAGCTAAAGGGAACAAAACCTACTACACAAAAGATGGTAAAGATTATCCACTTCCAGGATACTCAATTGCTAATTCTATGTGCGTAGCAGTTTCAGGAGATCCATTAGCAAAATGCATGGATTCTGCTGAGAAAAAGACTGTTAAAGTTTGGGACTCGGAGAAAAAACAGGAGGCACCTGCCGAACGACCAGTACTAATGGGGCTAGTTAATAAGCCAGTTAAAGTAGCTGTTCATCAAGTTATAGAAAATAGGCAAGTGAAGAATGAGTCTACTGGAAAATATGAACCAAGTGGACAGACCCGGACTGTAAATGAATGCAAGTTCTTTGGTAACAAAGATGGCAAAACTGCTGAAGAAATTATTAATAAGACTGAAGCAGTTAAGTTTGATAAATGGGCTGAAAAGAATACAGGCTCAGTTATTAATAAAGCAACTAATACGCCTAAAGGTAGTAATTCTGCTGCAAGTATTATGGGTAGTACACCCACAGACCCAGCAGATTCACTATTTGCTAACTGATGTTAGTTGTAGGGATAGACCCAGGTACTAATGGAGCAATCGCTGTACTGGATTCTGCGAATCCAGACAGCGTTGCTCTACTTAATTTAAAGAATAATGAAGTTTGGTACATATGGCACTGGCTAAATGACCTAAAATTAGTAGAAAAGAAATGTAGAGTATGGGTAGAAGACGTACATTCTATGTATGGTATGTCAGCTAAATCTAATTTTGGATTTGGTAGAAATTTTGGAACCGTACTTACGATTGGAGAGTTACTTACAGGAACTTTTCCGAGAACAGTTACACCTAAAATATGGCAAAAATACATAGGAGTAACTGTCAAAGGTAAAGCTATCAAAAAAGACGTAGCTAAGATAGCTAAAGGCTTATACCCTAACGCTGAACTATATGGTAAGAGAGGTGGTCTATTAGATGGCAGAGCCGATGCATTAATGATTGCCTATTATGGATTAAGACATAGACGATTATGAAAGAAAAATCATTTACTATAAAAAATCATATAGGAATATTTGATAATTATTTTTCAGATCAGCTTTGTGATAATTATATCCAGTATTTCGATAAGCTAAAAATGATTGATCGAAACACACTTGAATTTGTACAAGATCAACATCAAAGTCTCGTAACGAGTTTATATGGAAATGATTTGGATATTAGCTCACTAGGAATTGTTGATTTTCATAAAGTATTTTGGAATGACTGTTATCCACAATATGTTGAGGCATATCCGATTATTAAACAATTTCAAAAACATGCAATTTTTGATTTAAAGATTCAAAAAACTGAAAAAGGCCAAGGCTATCATGCATGGCATACTGAAATGATGTCAGCAGCAACTCGTGATAGGTTCGTAGTCTTTTCATTATTTTTAAATGATGTAGAAGAAGGAGGAGAAACGGAATTTTTACACCAAAGTGTAAGAATCAAAGCTATAAAAAACAGATTTATTTTATTTCCAGCAACATACACACATGTACATCGAGGCAACCCACCGTTATCAGGAACAAAGTATATTATAACAGGATGGGTTGAATTCGGATCTCATGATTAAGGAGGAAGAATGAAAATAGAAATAGATATAGATATTGAATCTATAGTAAGAGAAGCACTAAAGAAAAAACAATCAGCTGGTTTAAATTCACTAATTGAAGAAGGAGTTTCTATACCCGTAGAAGCTCCTACTAATAGTAGATCTAAATGGGAGTATGGCCGTAGAAATGGAAGACGTAGATCTCCCGAAGAAATGGCATTACATGAAGAAGAAAGGAGACTTGGACGTAGACTAACTCCAGAAGAAAAGGGGGCAGTTAAAGGAAAAGTTTCTATTGAGGACTCTATTGAAACAAAAGTAAAAGAAGATACTATCAGGAAAGATCGGATTCAAAAATTAGCAGAAGAGGGTTTAGCTGCAGCATCTAAAGAACTAGAAGCAGAGCGACTAGACAAAGCACCCGAAAGCGGTGAAAAAGTCATAGACACAGAAATTCCAAAAACGGAAGATCTAACTAAGTTAGATTCCCTGTTCTCATGACGCACTTAAAAAGTATTTTATATACGATAGTAGCTGTTATAGTTTTACTTGCTAGTCTCCTATTATTACCAGTAGCTATAGTAGTAATAGGAGGAATAGTACTGTACTTTGTTATTAGAGTATTATTGTGGGAACCGCCAGAAGAAGATTCTAGATTCTAATTTACCCACTTAGCTACATCCATAATAGTTTCATACCCAGTTACATTATCAGCTTCGTCAACTAAATTAAAAGTCTGAAATACATTAGGTGAAAATTGACCACCTAGCCAAGAGCTATTTATATTAGCTAAAGTAGGTACTCCTGTAATCTCCTGGATTACAGCAGAAACACCTACAGCTGTAGGACTAGTTTTTAGTAATTGTCTAGATGCTCTAGTATTACGTAAGTAGTACGAAAGGAATGCAGTAGCTCCGATAACGTCAAGAGCTTCCAGTACAGGAATCAACGCTTCATCAAACAATACAAAAGCGGTAAGTGCATCATGCATTGCCGTGCTAAAATCTTGTCCTTTAACATGCATAGCATGTTCCATCATTACATACCTGCCCATAAAGTCAGTCATCTGAACTAATTGTCTAGCTGCTTGTAAAGGAGCACTACCCTTAGTCATGAATGCCCATGATGCGATAGTTTGTAAGCTTTGTGGAATTCTATCACCAACCTTTTTAAATTTTCCTTTAAAAATGACTGAAATAGAGAGAGAAGTTGAAGCTATTGTTTTTGCAGCTGCAGAACCACTAAGTATAGAAACAATAGAATCAAAAATTTCAAAAAATACTGATGTTTTAAAAATATTACAAAAACTAAAAACATTC